AAGCCACCCCTACTATTCCGTGCCACCGTCTCTCCCACTGGCTTATGGGTCCGTGCCTGCATCAATTCCTGGGCTGCAGGTTTGGCTGGATGGTGCGGATCCTGCTGGGACTGGGTTTGCACCTTCTTCAGGGGCGACCGTGGCGACTTGGGTTGATAAATCTGGGAATGGAAATAGCGGTTCAGGAGGTGTTTCTCCAACTTACAATACTACATATGGATTGGCATTCAATGGGACTACCCAGTATCTAACTTTGCCGAATGGGGCAATTCCATTTGGTGATTCTTCCTATTCTATCTTTATTGTTTTACAATACACGACGTTAACTTCAAGTCCAACTTATATTCTTGCTGCTGGTAATACCGCTGCAAATCAAGCTATCGCATTAAGAAATACCGGATCTACTAGCCCTAGTGCAATTCATCTTGACTGGTATTCTAATGATCTTGATACAAGCAACACTTTTACAACAAATAATTCTTTTTTACTATCCACAAGCTACGCAACTAGGGGCTCACGTTTCATTTATTTGAATGGAACTCTTGGTGTTACCGATACTCCTACTGCGGTAAGAAGTCAACCAAATACAGGGAACTTTATTGCTGCAACATACGGTGGTACATCCAATTTCTTTCCAGGTTACATCTCTGAGATCCTCGTCTATAACACTGCAGTCACAACCACCAACCGCCAGATTATTGAGGGTTATCTCGCGTCCAAGTGGGGTCTCCAAGCCTCCCTGCCTGTCGCCCAGCCCTACAAGTCCCTCACCCCACCGGTTCCGAATAAGGCCCTGGTGGTGCCCGCTCTCGTCGCGGGACTGCAGGTTTGGCTGGATGGTAAAGATCCTGCTGGGAATGGCGTTGTCCCTGGAAATGGCTCAGCGCTTACCACCTGGGTCGACAAATCTGGCTATGGCAATAATGCTTCAGGCGGTGTTTCTCCCACTTACAATACCACGTATGGGTTGGCATTCAATGGATCCACGCAGTACTTGACTTTACCCGATGGAGCAATCCCTTACGGAAATGATTCTTATTCCATATTTTTTGTTTTACAGTATCTAACTGTAAGTTCAACTCTATCTTATTTTCTTGCTGCTGGAAATGGCACTACAAATCAATCTCTCGGATTAAGAAATTACCAATCTACTAGCCCTAGTGCAATTTGTCTTGAATGGTATTCTAATGATCTTATTACATTAAACACTTTTACAACAAATAATTCTTTTTTAGTATCGACAAGCTATGATGCAACTAGGGGCGATCGGTACATGTATTTAAATGGAACTGTTGGTTATGTCGATGCTACTACTGCGGTAAGAAGTCAACCAAATACAGGGAACTATATTGCTGCAGGATACGGTGGTACTGGAAGTTTCTTTCCAGGTTACATATCGGAGATGCTCGTCTATAACACCCGAGTCTCAAGCTCCGATCGTCGGAGAATCGAAGGCTACCTGGCGTCCAAGTGGGGTCTCCAGGGCTCTCTGGCTGCGACACACCCCTATTATTCAGTGGCACCCGCAGTGGCCACTTGGAATTCCATATACACATCACCAACAGGTCCCGCAGGCTACGGAACTGGTATGGCAAGTCTTGTGGGCTCAACTGGGTCCTACATCTACAAACCCGCAATCATGCCGGCCCCAGGAGTCGCTGGAACTATCTACGTAGACCCTGTAACCAACGCGGTCTACCAATGCACCGCTGTGGCGGCAACACCCACGGTGACCATAGTGGCGGGTGGGGTAACTGCACCTGTTGGTTATATCCTAACTGGTCCACTTAATTACTCATCGGTTAAAGGGGTTAATGTGAATGGGGCAGCTATTATAGCAGATTCTAAAGGGAATCTCTATTTTTCTAGTGTAGATACTAGTGTCAGTGGTGCTATTCTTAAGGTTGATCCAGTTGGTAATCTAACCACTTATGCTGGACGTTCTACTCCTGTTAATCCAGGAAGCGGGCTTTTAACTAGGGGGCCCTATGGAGCAACGAATGGCACACTTAGAAATAGTACATTCATGGATTTAAGATGGACTGTGGCGGATGCTTCTGGAAATATATATTTTTATGAAAATGGTGGCTACTTTATACGTAAAATGGATACAGCTGGTAATGTTACAAGCTTTATTGGCACTGGGGTTAATGCACCTTCTGGGGCAGGTACCGATGGTGGTGTAGGTGTTGCCACATTTAATGATACCTATTATGCTTGCTACGATAAACTGCGCAACTATATTTGGTTTGCAACTCAAACTGCTTATATAAGGGTTATTAATATTAATGCGCGAACCGTGACCACTGTCGCAGGTGGGGGGTCTGCACTCTCAGGAAACGGTACTTCTATTCTGTTTAATTCTATCTTAGGGGTAGCCATTGATTCAACGTGTAGTAATCTATATATTGGTCATAATTCATCGGGATCCACGGTTGCTATATATAGCTTATCAACTACATCGCCTTATACATTAAGTCTAGTCTATACAGTTGGGTCAAGTGCATCATGGAATATAGCTGCTATGGGTATAAATAGTTCGAATGTGTTATTTTTCTTTAATTATATTGCCAATAAGATATACAGTTTTAGCGAAGGGACTTTGACTGCTTATGCAGGCAGTGGCACTGCGGGGAACACCGCTGGATCTTTGACAACTGCGAATTTGACCAATGTATGCTCAATTGTTTTTGATGCTTATGATAATATGTTTTTTAACTGTAATAATATTGTAATAATGATGATTTCCAAGTACAGCTGGGTCCAAATAAGCGGCCCAGTTGTACCAATGATCACATCGGGTGTGATGGACCCCGTTGCCACTGGGCTCACTGGAGCCACAGGGACCTACTACCTGAATCAGCAGACAGGGAATCTTTTTCAGAGTGGGGGGACAGTGCCCCAGTCAATTCCTGGGCTCTACTTGTGGATGGACGGCAAGGATCCTGCAGGGAATGGAGTCGTGCCTGCGAATGGTCCCGTGGCTGCATGGATTGATAAATCTGGGAATGGGTTTAATGGGACTGCTGGTACATCAACTCCTGTCTACAATAGTACAAATGGCTTTAGTTTTGATGGAACTGCTAGTGCTGGTACTGGCCAGACTTTCGTTATGCCACTAGGTTCCTTCCCTTATAATAATGCAGGGAATGGTTCCTATTCGTTCTTTGTAGTCGCACAATATGCTACTTCTTCAACTAATGGAGGAATTTTCACTGCTGGTTCTGGAACTAATAATAGTTTTTCGGTAGTCTCTGCATCTAATACTAAAGTTAGTACCGATTGGGGCAGCAATTCCATAAGTACTGGTGTCCAATTTTATACTACTAATGCATCATTCGTATTCTCAGCACATTATCAGACCGGAGCGAATAGGTACCAGTTTTTCAACGGTCTAGCTGATGGAACTGATAGTCCAGGGGCACACGCTCAAAATAACGCTCAGCCATATATCAGCACTGCCGGCTTCAATGGCAAAATCAGCGAGATTATAATCTATAACCAGTGTCTCAGCACGACACAGCGCCAGATCATAGAGAGCTATCTGACCAAGAAGTGGAATGTGACCCTGACTGCAAACAATAACTACAATGTCAATAATCTACCCAAACTCGTAACAGGACTGCAAGTCTGGCTGGATGCTGCAGATCCTGCAGGAACTGGTGTTATGCCTGCCAATGGGTCCACAGTGGCGACATGGGCCGATAAATCTGGCAACTCATACAATGCAACGGGTGGGGTTTCACCGACTTATAATCAAACATTAGGCCTTTTATTTAATGGAACCAGTCAGTACTTGACACTACCGAATGGCGCCATTCCTTTTGGGAATACTTCTTTTTCTATCTACTTTGTTATTACCTTTACTGCTGGCGGCACTGCCGGCAATCTTATTCATGCAGGTAACACATTGACAATAAGATCAGGTGGACCTAATACAATTGGGACAGAGTGGCCAGGTAGCCAATCATCTACAAGTAATAGTTATACTGTAAATACTCCTGCGTTATTTTCTACACAGTATGCAAGTGGTAGCACTCTTATTCAATGTCTAAATGGCGTTCTGAGTGGTACTATTACACCTCCTGCACGTACTCAACCTAATACGGGAAATTATATTGGGGCAGCAGGGGGAACTGCTTACTACGTGCCAGCCTATATATCCGAAATCCTCGTCTACAATGTGTCTCACACCCCTATTCAGCGTCAGTTAATTGAGGGATACCTCTCGTGGAAATGGGACGTTAAGACCTTGCCGACAACTCACCCATATTTTACTGCTACACCCTTTTCTATGCCAAGCTCTGTCTATAATCCTTACTCCAGTTTACCTATGTCAGTGCCAGGACTCACACTCTGGCTGGACGGGTCGGATTCTACTACAACAGGGACTTCAACTAATGGGGCGACTGTGCCAAAATGGCTTGATAAATCTGGCATTGGATACAATGGCATTGCGACTTCAGGGTCAGGAGGCGCCCCAGTAGCTGGTGGCCCAACGCTTGTCACGAATTCGCAGAATGGCCTATCTGGAGTAGCTGTATCAGCTGGAAACTTTACCAGGTGCCCAATTCCCTCTGGGATCTTTATAAATTCCTTGACTATATTCATCGTCTACAAAGTAACGAATACAGGCGTGGGTGGCGGATGTATTGTAACACGTGGTTCTACTAAAACAAGTACGAATTTGTCAAATCCTCTTGATATGTATACTAATGCGGGTACTACTAAATATAATATTGGTCTGAATGGTGCTGTTAGTAATATTGGTACAACTTATAATGGTTTAAATTCTGCAACATCAATATTTAATTTAAATGTTAATCAAGATATTTCACAAATTACTACATATAGTAATGGGGTTGCAATTTCTGTGGGCGCATATAGTGCATGGACTGCTTCCGATATAGGAAATGTATTATGTCTCGGAGATAGATGGGATGGTGGGCAGGGTACAACCCCTATGATTTTCTACGAAGTCCTAGTGTTCAACCAGAATCTGACTGTTTCTGACAGACAGAAAATAGAGGGCTACCTGGCGTGGAAGTGGGGTCTCCAGGGCTCTCTGGCTGCGACACACCTCTATAAGTCCGCGACACCTGCTACTCTCGCGCCAGCGGCGTGGAATGATGTCGTCACACTGAATGGGACTTTGACCCTGGGTTCCGCGGTACCCACTCTGCCCACGGTGACCAGTCTGAATCTAGATAACTACCTTTTGAATACTGCAGATTCTGGTATCTACAAGTTCGGCCAGATGAATCCTCTCACACTTCCTGGCCTCCAGCTATGGCTGGATGGGGCAGATCCAAATGCGAATGGTGTCGCACCGGCTACTGGGTCCACCATTGCGAACTGGTATGATAAGTCGGGTAATGGCCGCAGTGCTAGCGGTGGTGTTCCTCCTACATACAATACCACATATGGCTTGGAATTCAATGGATCCAGTCATTATCTCAGTCTGCCGAATGGGTCCATTCCTTTCGGGGATTCTTCTTACTCAATTTACATTGTCGCTCTGCCCACGGCTAATGTAGACGCGCAATTATTAGTTGCTGGCGACACTGCTAACAATGGTGGCCTACGGCTTCGCGCTGCTTCAGGCAGTCTTATAACTGACTGGAATGTTAACGCGCTAACCAGTATTTCTTATAGTGTAAATCAGTCATTTATATATTCTACCTTATACCAAAGTAGGGTTGGGCGTACTCATTTTAAAAATGGTACTGCAGGTGGTAGTGATTCCGCTAGCTTACGAATAGCCCCGAATACTGGTAATGTTGTAGGTGCTTATACTGGTGGTAGTGGTCAGTTTTTCCAAGGTTACATCAGCGAGATTATTGTCTATAATGTGGCTCACACCACCAGCCAGCGTCAGTCCATTGAGGGTTACCTGGCGTGGAAATGGGGGCTAAATAAACTGCTGGCGACATCCCACCCCTATTTCCACAATCCCTACAACTGGGGAAATACCTACATGCTGGCTGGATACCAGGCCCCAGGAACCAGTAGCCCCTGGACGAGCCCTCCTCCTTCCACGATTGGCGAAGCAATCACGCGTATTGCGCTGAGGGTTTCGAATATTCCTGCTGGAGATTATTTAATGTTCAATCCAACACCTAATAATGCTACCAGTCCTAATACGAATACTAGTGTTTATTCGACAAATGGAGGCACCAGTTGGTCTCCGATTTCAGGATTGGCCACCGGTAATTTAGCGAGTTTATTGAGTACAGCGGCTTCTGGTAATAGTGGTTATGGATATTGGCGCTCGGCATTTTATACTGGGCTGTTCTGGATCGGATTTACAGTTGCGGCTCAAACAAAAATGTATACAAGTACTGATGGGTACAACTGGACTTTAGCTAGTTCACAACCTGCTTTTACTTTCCTTTCTTATTTAAAATATGGGTCAACTTACATGTTTTTAGAGGGAGCTTATAATGCTGCTATTTGGACTACAACAAATGGCACAACTTGGACTAAGATTAATCCTACCTATACAAATCCTTATTCAAACGAATGTAAGACTTTTGCTACGGATGGAAGCATTATATTATTAGGTACTGCTAATTATTATAGTACTGGCGGTGCATTGTTGAAAAGTACTAATGGTGGTGCGTCATTTAGTTACGTTACACTTCCTGCCACTGGTTGGGCTGGTCAAACGTACGCAGGTGTAATGTGTATTATTTACACGGGCTCAAGATGGTTTGTTGGAGGGATTAGGGAAAGTGGTGTATCATATTGTGCTTTAACAAGTACTGATTCCACAAACTGGACAATAATTACACAATTGACTGCCGCCATAGATTGGTTATTCGGATTTGCGTCTAATGGTTCTGGTACAATTGTTGCAGTCGGGTGTAAATCAAATGGTGTTGGAGTAATTGCTTACACTACTGATCCAAATGGGTTAAATTGGACAACTTCGGCAAGTGGTGCGTCACTATTTTCTAATTCTAATTCATATCCAACGTCAGTAGGATGGACTGGAACACGTTTTATTGCATTTTCTACTAATCTCACTGCATATAGTACTGATGGTGGTATCACTTGGACTGCTGCCACTGGATCAGGTGGAGTTCTTGGTGAGAGTGTACGCACGTGGTATGGTTATCAGAATGCTACTGTCGGTGCCATTTGATAAATTTGCTAATATCTAGACCTAAAAGATTTTGCATCCTAGAGTAAAAGGATGCCTCAAGAGCCAACGAGTTCAGGTCAACATGTTCTCATGAAGGACCAAAGTCGTATTAAGAAGGCCATCAGGCGTACGACCATTATTGTAAATAGTCGTGACAGGAATTTCATGAATTATCCGAATTCCAATCATTTCCGTTACACGCTGAGACGCCCACTCACAAATGTAATGACCGTCGAGCTCACGAATGGCACTATTCCATCGTATATCTATAATATCCAGAAGGAGTGGGGCTCGTTCACTATTACAGAATGCAATGGACCCAGGGCGACTATCACGTTAACACCAGGGTTTTACACGGAGACGGAGATTCTGGAGGAGCTAGAGGAGCAGCTGAATTCTATACCAGGTAGTCACAACGCCTATAGTGTAAGCCAGAAAATCGTGAATGGGCGAAACACGCGATTCATACAGATTACTGCATCGACTGTAGATTTCGTCTTGTGTTTCTTTTCAGGAGATTTCAAGGATGAGCTGGATCTCAATAGCTTGGCCTACATGTCTATCAATACTCCGGCACGTTTATTAGGGTTCGGATTTGATGACTATGTATCGGGTGTAGATTATTCACGGGGTGCGCCTACAGAAACCTGTATCTGCCATCCGTTAACACTGATTGGTGTACTCCCCATGGATTTGAATCATTTCACGAACCGTATTTATCTGCACATAGAGGCCGATGGGAGAAATCTGGACAGGATGGAGGCCAGTGTGGGCCGCAAGGACTGTTTCCACATTTTCTATATCCAGAATGGTCGAGATGACTATACGCAGCTGGATAAACAGACAGATACATCGATGTTTGAGTCGCTACCTGCACCGATATCTAGGGTCTCAAATCTGGAGATAAGTATTCGTGATGAATTTGGTAGGTTACTCAACCTGAACATGCGGGAGTTGTCCCTAGTCTTTGAAATTACTCATCTAGAGTGATGAGTCATCAATGAAATTACTCATCTAGAGTGATGAGTCATCAATGAAATTACTCATCTAGAGTGATGAGTAATCAATGAAATTACCCATCTAGAGTGATGAGTCATCGAATAACGGTCTAAATGGCTGTCGCATATCTGAAATAGTATGGAAGTTCCATCGTATCTCAGATCTATTGGTGAGACCTTAGGACCCTCTGGGTCCGTGGCTGTGCCTGGACCCTCTGGGCTTAATTCAATGGCTGTGCCTGGACCCTCTGGGCTTAATTCAATGGCTACGCCAATGCCAACACAGGCCCCCACCCCAGTTGTCCAAGGACAAACACAAACACAAACACCCTCTGTCACTCCATCCTTCAGTTTTGAAACTGCACCCGCGATGTCATTCCAAGGCGTAACCGATACAACCATAAAGGTGACAAAGCCCAAGATGAAGTTTATGTTGGTGAGTACACATGCTCATCAGTTCACCGGCTATTCCAAGGTCTCCCATGGCATTCTGGAGCAGCTCTCCAAGTTCCCCTGGCTGGATCTCGTCCATTTCGGATTCCAGAAGCATCCTCAGACTCCCGCCGAGTATCGCAAGTACCCCTCAGGTGTTGACGTCATTGACGCGGCGGCCATGGAGTCCCCCCCACAGCAGGGATTCGGCTATCAGCATCTCGTGGAGTGCATTCGCCGTAAGCAGCCAAATGTCGTAATGCTCTACAACGACATGGCGGTAGTCACGCGATTTCTGGAGGAAATCCGCAAGTCCGGGATTCAGCGGAATTTCAAGATCTGGATCTACTGCGATCAGGTCTACGATAGTCAGCTGCAGGCCATGATTGATATCTTGAATCGGGATGCGGATCGCGTGTTCGCTTTCACGGCCTACTGGAAGAAGCAGCTCAAGGACCAGGGAGTCACCCGGCCCATCAGCATTCTGGGTCACGGATTTGACTCGAGGCTGTTCTATACCGTTCCCAGGGAGCTCGCCAGAAAGAGTCTGAAGTTGCCCGACGATGCCTTCATTCTCATGAGCCTGAATCGGAACCAGCCCAGGAAGCGATACGATATTATGATTATGGCCTTCGTGGAGCTGCTCGTCAAGTACCCTACACGCAATATTATCCTGCTGTGTATCTGTGACAAGGGAGAGAAGGGGGGCTGGTGGCTGTTTGAGATCTTCGTGCGGGAGCTGAAGAAGCGTGGGGTCCCCATTGAGCAGTATGCGACCCGCCTGATGATTTCGTCCCAGGATATGGTGTTTAAGGACGAGGATATCAATGTTCTGTATAACATTGCGGATGTGGGGATTTCCACAGCAGAAGGGGAGGGCTGGGGTCTCTGTACGTTTGAGCAGATGGGAGTAGGAGTGCCTCAGGTTGTTCCGGATGTTGGGGGCTACAAGGAGTACTGTAGTACCACGAATGCAATGATTGTAAAGCCCGATCACAAGTATTATCTGCCCGGAGTCTACAGTCCGGTGGGAGGGGAGGCACAAGTCTGTAGCCCCCACGATGTTTGCATGGCGATTGAGGAATATTTGAATGATAGCGGTAAAAAATTGTCTCATGGTGCCAAGGCCAAGGAGACAGTGGCGGGCTACACTTGGGAGAAGGTGGTCAAGGAGTTGGTTAGTCGCTTGGAGGAGGAGAGGGAGGAAGTTTAGGTAACTCCACCGGAGGGATTCCTTCGTTTAGAAACTCAATTGTGTCCCAGTTCACTTGCTCTCCATAGTGCTCACTGCCAACTGGGAAGGCTGTGATGTGCCTAGTGTTTCCCTTGAGTGACCAGGCCTCACTGGCCCAGCGCTTCTCTCTGGGTCGCCATGGAATATAGCACATGCCGATGGGTCCGCGGGTATCGGAATCCTTGTATGTGAAGTAGGTTACCTTAACACCGTCTGGTCTTCCGGGGTATGTAATGAAATCTCCGATACTGAGTATCATGATTTCATTATTTGATTTAGTTAAGATGACAGTATTGAAGTTGTTAGGATCCTTCCAAAGAACAGTGTACATATTTGTGTACTGGCCCTTGGAATCGGGGATGCGGTCAATTTTATTGCATAGGCAGTCTAATGTTTATTCCTGCGAGTCTTGTTCTTCTTGTTTTTGTTCTTCTTGCTCTTGTTCTTGTTCTTGTGTCTTCTCCTCCCACCGGCCTGTGCGGGCTGAGATGCCTGCATGGCGAGGCTGGTATTTGCATGGACAGGAGGAGATGCAGAGTTAGGAGAGTTGGCGGGTTTATTATTAGGTTTAGAACTGAAGAAATCGAACAGGCCCATATCTATTATACGCACCTATTTTCTACATGTCTTTGACCACCATCTCCTCGCCTTCTGGGATCTCTTCTTGGCCTTTCGGACTAAATCTGAATCTGGGCCGTAGTGGGTTTTTCCGCAAACGAGGAAGGAATTCACTCTGGCGTGACCCCACTGTTGTGCGGTGGCTCCAGGGCGATGACCTGTTCGCCATGCTGCCATGCCTCGGTTATAGGATTCTTTTAGTATGAACTCGGGGACGCCTGTAACCTTGGCTTTGTCACTCATTGCTGTGACTCCTGGTTGCAGTTTATTCCATTGTTCACCGTATGACGATTTTCTCGTCTTAACTCCTCGGTCAGTCTTGAATCCCTTGTATGCACGGGGATTTCTCCAGTCCATAGATCCGAAATGCTTGATTTCACGGCGTCTCTGAGTCTTCTTGTACCACGGGATACCCTTGTAATAGCGTGAGGGCCAGAATTTGAGGTCTTTCTTTTTAGTGGTTGGTGATACCATTTCCTATCGTTACTTTAGAAATGGCTCGCACAAAACAATCTGGTGGTCAGTGTCCATGTGCTGCAAAGATGTTCGGAGGGTACAGAGCCACAAGGAAGAATCGGAAGCTTTTAGCCCGGCTCCGCAGCGGTCGTAGCATTGGTTTCACTGCGAAAGCTTCTCTGAAGGCGAAGGGACTCTTGGCTAGGACTTCCAGGAAATTCCGCGGGAAAAAGGTGGTCGGGCCAAAATACAGCTAAGTAGGAATGGAGGCAGCTACACTGGCAACAACGCAAGTAAAGACTCGTCGTCTTCTCAGAACCAGAGGTACTACACGGAGAAAGGCTCTCCTAGGAGGCGGCCCTGTGAAATTAAATGCAGATGCGGTATCTGCTATGCTAGCACCAATCTACACAGGATTAACGTCAACAAAGGCTGCAGGGCAACACAACCTGACATATGGAGAAATAGAGTGGCCCACACTCAAATTCATAGCCGAATATTCTGAAAAGGACAGCTCAGTCAAAGGGAAATTCTATGACCTCGGCTGTGG